TGCCACATGTCGGCGGCGTAGAAACCGGTCGCCTCGTTCTGCGGGCCGCTGAAGGTAACGGTCGCGCCGTCCGCCTCGAAGCGCGGAACCTGATCGATCGGCCCCAGCGACAGCGCCACGCCCAGAGACATGGCGACGCGCTTATAACCCCAGGTCGCCTGAAAGACCTTGTTGCCCCCCAGCGCGGTATAGCCCATGGCGCCGCGCACCGGGGCCTTGGGGTCAGGCTTGAAGTCGAGCGATGTGCCAGACGACGGGATGTTCGGACGCATCAGCGCTGCCGACGCTGCCGCCAGCCCGCCGAAAACGACGGCCTTGGTCGCGAAGTTCGCCACGGCGAGCTGGGCGCTGAACGACAGACCCGGCAGTGCTGCGCCAGCGGCCGCCACCATAGCCGTGTTCACGACCGTGACTGCCGAGGTCCAGGCAGTAACGGCCCATGCAGCAGCAGCGCCAGCCAGTTGAGGCATTACACGACCCTCCAGGCGGCCACGTACTCAGAGATGACGACTTCGCCGCAGACGCCGTTCAGGAAGGCCAAGGCGTTTTCGCGATGCAGACGGATCGCCATGGCGTCGCCCATGCCGTCATCGGATGGCCCGCAGAGCACATCGCCCGTCCGCGCTTGAGCCGGGGCAATGCGTGGGAAATGCTTGTCCATGATCTCGGCGAGCGAAGAGACGCCCATGGCTTTCAGCGCTCGGCGGGCGCCCACCGGCGTGGAATACGATCCCGCTTTCAGCAGCGAGGCCTTGAAGCCCAGCTGTTTCAGGTGGAATGCCACCATGCGGGCGCAGTCCGTCTTCCCCAGAACCAAAAGCTGTCCATGGAACCGGCCGAAGGTGGCTTCAGTGGCAGCCACGCGCACTTCCAGTTCTGTCATTTGACAGCCTGCTCGAAACCAGAGCCCGGCCCGCCGCCGATAGAGCCGTTGCCGCCGCCGTATGACCCGCCCGAACCGGACGAAGGGCCGTTGTAACCCCAGAACAGCTTCTTGCCGGCGTTGGTGACGTGCTGGAACGCGCGGGCGTTGGAGCCGTAGAGGTAGGTCCAGAAGGCGTCGTTCCAGCGGTGGCCCTCGTTATCGTCGAATAGCCGTTCCCAGATCGACGACACCTCAAACCAGATGACCGTCGTCTCTTCGCTCGCGTCGATATCCGCCGTGTCCAGTTCCCCGGCGAAGACCAATTCCGGCTCTCCGATCAGGTGGCCGGTGATCTGATCGATCGCACCGAACCACAGGGAAACGGGCGAGCCCTGAGCGGTCGGGTGGACGAGCTTCGCCATCGCCGCTTCAGACTCCGGCAGGAGCACCATGCGCATCTTCGGAGCCTCGACGCCGATCTGCTCGCTGGTGTCCTCCACGGCGCTGAGCGTGCCGTAGATCGGGTCCTTGCTGTTGAAGGTGTGGCCATTGAAGACGACCTGCCCCACCCCATCGATGATCCGGATGGTGTGATCCGGGAGTTCGATCTGGAGCAGCAGGCACACCAAAGGAGCCGCGCTTTTCAGCGCAGCTTCCAGAGCCGCATTCATGGCCATGGGTTACTCTCGTTCGGTGATGGTGAAGCTCAGGCCCACGGTGCGGGCCACATCGACGGTCCAGGTGGTTTCTCGACCACTGAGAAAGCCCTCGACCTTAGGCTGGGCGAACTCGGCGACGGTGTTGTCGGCAGGCGACCGGCGAAGCATCGGGTTGATTTTCAGACCGGCCATCGCGCCCGATGCGGCTACCTTGTCCTCGGCGACCTGGTGGACGTAGCGGCGCCCGCCCATGATCAGGCTGAACCACTGGCCGGCCTTGGCGGTATAGGGCGAGAAGCCGTCCAGGTTCAGCAGCGAGCCAAGTTGGCCGACGCCGTTTACGAGCGGATTGCCGGGATTGCCCGTCGCGAAGCCGGGCTGCGGTAGGTTCAGCAGCACCGTGTCGGCCTCAGCACTCGACAGGGCCGCGACCCAAGCCATCGCGTCCACGTACATCATCGGCGGAAGCTCGACGTCGAAGGCCCACTTGGAGCCAAGACGACGAACACGGCTGACGCTGCCGCCGAAAGTCGGCTCCTGATCAAGGCGCTTGGACAGCAGCCGGGGCGTAATGCCCCTGGGCGCAGGGCTGAGAGGGAGAACAATGGCCATCAGGCGAGCCTCTGACGTGAGCGGCGCTGCTGGGACTCGACCTGATGCTGGACGACCTTCACCGCGCCCATGGCGGCTTGGGCGGCGACAGGCGCGGCCGCGTCCGAAGCCAGGGCGATAAAGCTGTCCCGCTCCGGCCTGACGATGACCTCGTGCTGGACGCGCTGGGTCGCCGCGGCGCCCGAGAAGCCGGGGATGCTCAGCGACGGGAGGGACATGCCCACGAGCCCGCCGAGGGAGTAGCCCTTCAGGTTCTTGTGCATGGCGTCGAGACGAGCGGCGCCGATGCGCTGCACCGCCTCTTGGCTGAAGACGTACTCGCCCTTGTGGACTAGGCCAGCGGGCTCATGCTTGCCGCCGTCGCCGGTGTAACCGCCCTCCGAGAAGCCGAAGAGAGCGCGCCCCCAGCCCAGCGCCTTCTTGAGCCAGCCGCCGCCGTCAGAGCCGCCCGAGGCAGCCGGAGCAGCGCCGCCGCCTCCGCCGAACAGGGCAGCAGCGAGAGGCTCGACAATTGACTGCCTGACCGAGATGGACAGCAGGTCGGCCAGGATTTGCTTTGCCACCGCGCCGAAAACGTCGCCCAGCGAGCGGGTGTTCATGATGGCGTCGACAAGGCCGTCGTTTAGAGCGTCCAGGCCGCGCGTCGCGACACGCTCGTAGGCCTCTTGCACCTCGGCGGCGGTGCGCAGGTTCGCGTCCCGCCACGCCTCCATCGGCCCCATGTTCTGGCGGTTAATGGCGGCCGTTTGAGCGGTCTGGTAGTTCCCCAGCGCATCTCGGCGCGCCTGCTTGTCCGCTTCGGACAGCTTTTTGAATTCGGGGTCGCGCTCCATGTCATCCCGCGCCCGCTGCTGCGCCATGGCCAGTAGGCGAAGCTCGATGTCCCGGCGCTCCTTGGCCGTGCGAGCGGCGCCCGACTGGAGAGACAACAGGTCTGCGGTGAGGTCCGACAGGGCACGCTCTTGGGCCAGCCGTTCGTCGGCCAGATCGCGCGCAAGGATGTCCGACGCTACCCGATCTTCCAGCGCAGCCGTCTGATCGTTGATCAGCTTGAGTTGCTCGTATTCCTTGGCGGTGATGTCCTTGCGAGCGAGGCGGCTCTCAAGCTGCTTTTGCTCCGCCTCGCGCTCCAGCTTCACCTGGGCCTGCTCGATGTCGAAGCGTTCCTGAACCGTCAGGGCCTCGCGGTCGAAGATGCCCAGGGCGCGCTGCCGGGCGCGGAAGATTTCCTGTTCCACACGCTCGGCGCGGCGGGCTTCGCGTTCGGCCTCGCGTTGGGCGCTGTTGCCGCTCGACCGCCCTCTCGGCTGGACCGGCGTGAGTGAAGTTCGACCACTATTCGGGGCTCGGTTGCGGCGGCCGGCGCTGGCGTCAAGCTGCGCAATCAACTGGCGGGTGACAGCGGGATCGTCTTCGTCGCCGTTTGGCGTCTTGGCGGCTCGACGCATAGCACCGGCGCGACCGCTGGTCTCGGCGTTCCACGCGTCACGGAGCGCTCCTGGAGCGTCCCGCCAGAGGAACTTGTCCGTCCAGCCCGGGCCGTAGGCCTCGTCAGTACTGCGCTTCCAAGCGTCAAACTTCCCGATGAAATCGTTCAGGCCCTTCAGGGCATCGGCGATGACCTGCGTAAATGCCAGAACCTCATCGCTGAGGTTGATGAAGGCCTCGGCCATTTGGATCCCAATGACCTGTGTCAGGTCTTCGAGCTTGCCCTGGGCCTCAGCCCCCTTTCGGATAAGCTCCTCATCCATCACGAAGCCCAGCGCCGCCGCCTCGTCTCGCAGGCGCGCCACTTCGTCTGAGCCTTCCCGCAACGCCGGGACCAAAGCCCCGAGCCCAAGCTTCTCAGCAATCGCGGCGCGGTCGGAAGCGCTCGAAAGGTCGCCGATCCGATCAACTACGGCGTCGAGCGCCTCCTCGGCGCTGGCGAAACGGCGGAGGTCCTCCTGCTGGAAGCCGAGCGCCTTGAACGCATCGCCCGCCTGCTTTGAAAGGCCCGCCTGGGCCTGCTCCCACTTCGCGGCAAATGCCTCAAGAGCGGATCCGGCCTCCGTAGCCGTGGAACCCGTTTTGCGAGCCACGTACTGCCATTCTTGCAGGGCCGTCGTCGACATGCCGATGCGGCGCGCGGAGTTGGCCATATCGTCGGCCATCTTCAGGCTGGCTTGGCCGAACTTGAGCGCCATCGCGAGGCCTGCGGCCAAAACAGCAGTCAGGGCCGTGATGCCGATGGTCAGGCTGCGCACCACTCCGCCGAAGGAGTTGCCGACGCTCTTCGCGCTTCGGTTCGCATCGCCTTCGACGCGATCCATGAAGCCCTTCACGTCGCGCTCAGACTGACGCAGATCGTCTGCAAGTTTCTTGCGGGTGGCCCGTAGCTCAAACTCGGCGCTGCCGACGACATTGCCTTCAGCCATGGAGCCTCCAAAGAAAAAGGCCCGCCAGAGCGAGCCTTGGTCGAAAATCGCTGCTCCGCGTTCGGCGGAGGCGAGCAGAATTCAGGCTATTCCCCGCCCTCGACCTGCAACCCCCAGTCCTCAGCCATGCGGTGGAACTTCGCGAGGGCTTCGGCTTCGGCCAGAGCGGGATCGGCGGGCTTGAGCATGGTGTCGACATAGTGCTGCGGCGACTGCAGCCGCTCTTCGCGAGCGAACCGCTCTGCCCACCAACCAGTGAACAGGAACGCCTCCATAGCAGCGTCGAGGCGCTGGGAAAGCCGATAGGGGGTCAGGCCCCAGAACTCGGCCTCTTTCAAACCCGCCCTTAGCGCTGCCCGAAGATGCGCCCCCACCACGTCTTGCGGGGGCTCGGCTGAGGGTTTTCGGCGCCGTCCGAGGCAGGCCTCCCGCTCGGACCATACTGCGCCAGTTCCCAGGCCTTCCAGCAGGCCTTAAGGCACTCGGCCATTGGATATTCAGCCATCGGTGCGGCCATCACGTCCGCAGCCTGCACCTGACCGGCGCTCATGACCTCCAACGCCGCGGCCATAGCCAGCGATGCGCCGGGCTTGCCTTTCTGCATGGCCTTGAACTGTTCCAGCAGCCAGTCATGGCCCTTGGCGTCCAACGCGGCGTAGGTCAGTTGCAGCGGAACCGCCCGCCCATCAGGCAAGGACAAGCGGACGATCCCGAGGCGTTCATCGGTCGGCTGCATCAGGAGCCCTGATTATCGCGAACCGGTGCGGCCATCGGCTCCAGCGTGCCGGAGTACGTCACCTTGCCGTCCACCGGGGCGGACAGGGTCAGGTTCGGCACGGCTTTGAAGCTGATCTGCTTGGCCTGGGCGCCCGAACCGAACGTGATGCGATAGGGCTCGGGCGTGTTGGACGCCATCGCGGCGAACATGGCTTCCTGCTCGGTATCGCCCTGCTCGTAGTGCATCGAGAAGGTGTAGGGCGACGGCTCGCGCGGGCCGGAGATGTACTCGCGCGTGCCGGCTGGGGTGTCGAAATCCGTGGCGTCGATTTTGTTGGGCGTGAACCCGCCGCCGTCGACGCCAAACACGCCCTTGACGACTGCATAGGTCGGGGTTTCACCCGTCCCCCGCAGCAGCTTCATGAAACCTTGAGCCAATACGGCCATGGCGCTCTCCTATGATGCAGGCATGGAAAAGGCCGCGCACAGCCTGCCCTGGGCGCGTTGGGGATGACCGGCTGGGCCGGGGTTCAGGTGTTGACGAGATCCAGTCGGATCGTGACGCGGCGGCCTGTGTAGGCCTCGTCCGTCGTCGGGGATTGGACCGGCCCGGTGACGCGGGCCACGTCGCACTTGCCGCCAGTGACTACGAGGTCGCCGGGGCGGTTGTGGAAGAGGTCCCTCACGTCCCGCATCAGGGCATCCAGTTGGGCCGCCGAGCCGGTCCTGCGTTGATAGCCGCGCACGTCCTGAACGATCAGCCGGCCGGTCTCGGTGAAGGTCTCCAGTGCATCGTCACGGCTCGGTACGGCGATGATGAGGAACGGCTTGGTCGGCTTCGGCTCCTGGCTGAGGAAGTCGTCGGGCGCGGCCTCGTTGAAGATGGCCGGCTGACCGTTCCAGGTGGCCAGCGAGGGGGCTACAGCGGCCAGGCGGGCGAAGATCGTGGCGGTCGAGTTCATCAAGGCCCCCGGTGTGCAACGCTGCACGAAACAGTCGTAGTATTGTCCAATCAGGAGGACCCACGTGGAACAAGTCGAGAAAGTCGCCCGAGCGCTTGCGTCAGCAGACGGCCAAAACCCAGACGCCCAATCGCACATTACTTCGCACAGTCAGTGGGAGGCCATTTCGAGGGGCGAGGTCGTGAGGCCAGTCTGGCGCGATTATGAGCCCGAAGCCACGCGGTTGGTTGCGGCGCTGTCTGCTCTCGAGCTTATTCCTTCGCTCCCTCGATAAACGCCTGTCGCAGGTTGTCGGCATGGTCGGTCGCCAGCAGGCCGAGGAAGGGGCGCGGCGCGATCCGCTCAGTGCCCTTCTCCAGCGCCTCGGCATATCCGGCATTGGCGACGATGCGCCCGACCAGATTGGCGCCCTCTTCACGGATGCTCGGATCGGCGTTGGTGTTGGATCGCAGGTTGTTGGTGTCCGGCGCGGGCGGCTCGCCTGGAGCCGAGGCCTGGTGCTTGCCGTAGATCTTGCCGGAGCCTGGCCGGCGCAGGATGTCTTCCTTCAGGATCGTTTCAGCCTTGCCGAGCGCGCCTCGCAGACCCTTCTCTCCGGCGTCCGCAGCGATCCGAGCGAGAACGCCGTCGTAGAGCGTGACCTTGGCCATCAGCGGGCCTGCAGCTTGTAGAGAGCGCTGGCCGGGTCGCCGGTCTTTGCGATGACGTCGAAGGTCCGCATGGCCCCGCCGATGGACGGGTCCGGCGCGGTGATTTGGTGCCCCTTGGCCGGGATCACCCCGGCGGGCAGGCTTCCGCCGAGAACCAGCACCTGCCGATCCGTCGCAGGGATGCCCAGGCTGATGCGGCGATAGTCGCTGTAGTCGGTTACCAGCGCTTTGCAGTCATGCGAAACCGGAGCGCCCGGTATCCATCCGCCCTGACCATCGGAGGTCGCGTCCCCTGGCACCGTCAGGACGCCGTCTTCGAAATCCTCCGCGAAGTCCTCATAGGCGGCTTCGGCTTCACCCGTGATGATGCTCATGCCGCCCTCCGCACGGAAATGCTTTCGTCGCAGCGGCAGGCCACGATCTCGTCGGCCCCAGCCCCGAGGGATGAGTCGCCCGGATACATCATCAGGGCGCCGCTCGGGCTCTGGAACGGCAGCGTCAGGCCGCGCACCTTCTGGCCGCCCATAGAGTCGTGGGTGTCCCTGACGCGGCGGTCCCCGGCGTTGTGCCAGGCCCGTTCGATCTCGGCTTCGGTAATGCGGCCGCTGTCGACCAGCTGCTGAAAAGCTTCCTTCTTGGCCGCCCGAATAGAGGGAATGCCTTCGGTTCGCGCGATGATCTCTCCGCGCAGTTGAAGCAGCCGACGCTCATAGGCCGTGATGGCCTTGGCAGCGATCTCAGGATCGACGGCCCGGCTTTCCCGGATCGCCTTGGTGATGGAGCGGTCGAAGCGACGATCCCGCCGCCCCCGGCTCAAGTAGTTCTTCAGCAGCTTCGGATCAGCCGAAGCCAGTTCGGCGCGTGCCGTGGCGACATAGGCCCGTTGCGGGGCCGAGAGCCCCATGAGGCCGCCCTCTCGCTTGCCGGTCACGCGGCTGATGCGACCGACCAGATCAAGCCCCACCGCCCGAGGATGAGCGCCGCGCGCCATGCCCTCGGCAATGAACTGTCGGGCCTGTTCGCGTTCGGTCTCCAGCAGGCCGGTGATGAGGCGCCCGGCCGTCGTGCGGATGATGGCGGCGGCGCGCTGGTTGCCGGGGTCGAAGCGGAAGCCGACGGCGATGCTGGCGGGCATTGACGACGTCGCGGCCTGCCCCCCGGCGATGAAGGCCTCGTTGATCTTGGCTTCCAGAGCGTGGAAGGCGGCGCGGTCGAGGTGCAGCGCCTCCATGGCGCCGTTCAGATCGCCCTGATCAATCGCGGCCACTAGCCGTTGAAACTCGACGCCGGACTTCAGATCGGCGACGACGACCATGAAGGCCTCAGCGACCTCCGGGCCGAACTTCGCCGCCAGCTCCGCGAAGAGCTGTCGTTGCGTCGGGCGTCTGGCCATGGGGTGTTAGGGCTTGAGGGCCCTGGCGTGGCGCGCGGCCTCCACCATGAGGTCGAGGTAGGATTCGGCCTGGGCCATCGCGACCTCACGGATTTTCTGCTGCTGCTCGGGCGGGGCGTCGACGAGTATCGCCTTCTGCAGCGCGTCAGCCGACGAGATGATGTCCTGAAGCGTTTCCGCGGCCAGCGCCATCGGCATCTTGTGCGCGTTCAGGCGCGGATCATCTGCGTCGATGCGGCGGGTCACGATCTGCACAGTCGCACAGGTCATGTCAGACCACAAACACAGCGATCTGCGGGGCGGAAAAGTACGGCGCGAGCAGGCCCTCGACGGCGCTCAAGCGCAGCGTGTTGTCGGCCACGGCGTCGCCGCTGCCTTCGAAATATTCTTTCTCGATGACGTCGATCTTCTTGCGCTTCAGGGCGCCGGCGCTTGTCGCCGTAACCGACAGGGAGCCAGGCTTGAGCGCTTCCTGGAAGGCAGCCGCATAAGCCGCTTGCTCAATGGCGACGGGGACCACATCGGCCGGGATGGACTGTCCATGGGCGCACGCGCCGGTACGGGGCCAAGCGCGATCCTGGGCAAAGCCTCCGGTCGGCTGGCCCGAGAACCGCGAGCCGTACAGGCCATCGATGTAGGCGCTGCCCCTCTGACGAAGGACAGCCACGGCGACGCCGCCGTCGGGCAGGGAGTAGCCGTTGCTGGCCATCCATGCGTTGAACTTGGCGTCGTCGCCGTAGCCCGCCATCGTTCAGCCCTCGGTCTTGGCTTCGCGAGCCAGTTCGATGGCCGCGACGATGTCGGCCTTCTTGGTGGCGTCGCCCAGATCGACGGCCTCGGTTTCTGCGAGGGCCTTCAACTGGCTGACGGTCATGTCGGCCAGATCATCGCCCTCGCTGGGGTTGAAGCCGCCGGCCGAGCCATCGCCGTCATGGTCCAGCGGATGCCTCGGCTTGGAGAACCAACCGGTCTTCTTGGAGGCGGCGGCTTCTTCGTCGCTGATCTCCACATCGACCGTTTGGCCCGCCTCAACGTGAACGAGGCCGGCCAGCGTGTTAAGGCCTTTGGGACCTTGGGTGTAGTTGGTGAACTTGGCCATGATCAGATCCCGTCCCGATAGGCCATGCCCTTCGGCAGGAGGATCTCGACGCCACCGACGTTCATGATCCCGCCGACTTCCCAAGTCATCGAGGACTTCTGGAAGGCAGGCAGGAACTCATGCGGGCCAGGCAGGTGGAACTGCACAACATCGCGGCTGCGGTCATAGGCGATCATGCGGGCAGAACCAGCAGCGCCGGCCGCCTCCAGCTCGCGCGAGCCGATGATGGTCAGCTCCTGACCGGTGGCCAGCGTGTAGGCGTTGTTCTCCCGGATGTACTTCATCAGGGTGTCGGCGCCGTCACCGATGCGCAGGCCAGCGATGTACTGCAGACGCGACGTCGGCAGCAGCAGGGTGTCCGCGACCTGGGTCTCGTTGGTCGCGTTGTAGGGGGCATTCAGAGCCGCGTTGATGTCCCGCAGGATCAGGTCGGGGTTCTTGGTCGCCCAGGTCGTGCCAGAGCCGGTGCCGTCGGCGGCGACGGTTGCTGCCGGGACATTGGCGTCGTTGACCAGGCCGGTCAGGCCCTTCTCGACGTTGCCGCGGATCGCGATGCCGTAGCAGAAGCTCTCGGCGACCTTGGACGCGGCCAGCGCCTTGTCGGCCGACAGGGCGCGACCCAGCTTTGCCGCCCGCTGAAGCTCCTGGAGCGACCACTCATAGCCGATGCCGGCCAGGTGGTTCTGCTGCAGGAACTGGCTTTGGCTGATGTCGGCGAAGGGCATGTCGAAGCCCTTGCCAGAAAGGAACTCGGCCTTGCCGGCGATGTCGCCCGAGTAGAACACCGAGCCGATGTCCCACATGTCGCCGTCGGTGTTGACGGTCATCAGGCGGGAATAGTCGAAGCTCGGGTACTTGGTCTGATAGACCTGGGTCTCGATCCGCAGAAGCTGCGGCGTGATGAAGCCGAGCGCCTGTTGAGCGTCGGCGAAGTTGATGTCGCGCATGGTGATGACGCTCCTTTAGCGCTTGGCGATGCGGGCGAGGCCCGTCGCAGTGGTGGTGTCGTCGAAGACCCAGCCGCCGGTGGCGATGTGGGTGGCGTCCGCGGCCGTGTCGCCGATGGCGTCAGCAGCGCCCGCGCCGGTGCCGATGGTCACAGCAGCGCCGTCAACATTGGCGCCGGTTGCGGTGACCCAGATCACGCCACCGGTCAGGATGCCGACGCTGGCGTAGCGGGGGTAGATGTCCGCAGCGACGCCGCCGGGCAGCGCCTGGACGCCGTGATCAGCGATGGCGAAGCCGAGGAAGTTGGCGGCGGTGCCGACGGTAGCAGTGCAGCCCCGGTCGCCGGCGCCCCGCCAGACGGGCGCGCCGAAGGGAATGCCGGCTGCATCCTCGCAGGTGCGCGAGATGCGGTTCGAGGTTTCGCCATTGGCGACCATGCCCGGATAACCGACGGGAATGTCACTGGCGTAGGTGGATTGAACGACAGCCATGTCAGGTCTCCTTAGGCCGCAGCTTCGGTGATGCCGTTGAGGCGGTTCAGGCGGGCGGCCTTGGCCTCGTCGCGGGCCTTCACCGCATCGACGATGGTCGTGCCGTCCGCGATCACCTCACGCAGCGGGTCAGGGGTCTTGATGTCGGCCGTCTTCAGGTCGAAGGCGGCGTCGACGTAGGCGTCCGACTTATCCTTGGCGGCATCGCCCAGGACGGCGCGCTTGATCTCGGCGTTCGACTTGCCCGCGGTGTCGATGGTCGGGGCGATAGCCTTGGCCTTGGCGACGATGGCCGAGCGTTCGGCGACCAGGGCGTCCAGCGCAGCATCGTCCAGCACCTTGGCCTTCAGGTCCGCGATCTCGGCGTCCTTGGCAGCCAGTTCGGCATCCTTGGTGGCGAGGGCGGTGTCGTGGGTGGTCTTGGCGGCGGTGAGCGCATCGGCGGCTTGGGCCAGCTTGCCCTTCAGCAGATCGATGGCGATAGCGCCGGCGTCCGTGGTTTCGACCGGGAGGCCGTCCACGGTGATGGTCTTGAGCGTCATGCGACGGTCTCCATGGTTGATGGGCGCGGGTTCTCGGCCGGTTTCGGGTGCGCCCTTATGGTCCCCGACACGGCAATGGGGTCCGGCGCGCCCTTTGGGGACCAGCGCCAGGTGATTGATGCGGATGTCGCGCTGGATGGCCTGATACGGCTCACCCTCGGGGGTCATGCCGTCCTCGAAGGCGAGGTCGCAGACGTATCCCATCGAGATTTCGCGGGTTCCGTCCTGCACCGCTTTGATCGCCGCAGCGTCCATGAGCGCCAGCGGCACCTTCACGAACCCGCCGTCCCGAACGACGTCGCCGCCGACGATGCCGACGGCCAGGTCTTTCCAGGTGTCGGCCGTAACGCCTTGGGCGGGGTGATTGATGGTCACCGGTTTGAAGCCGTAGCTGGCCAGGCTGTCCGCCGAGAAGACGCTTTCAGGCGGGCGGTAGACGTTGACGACAGCGAGGTCGGGCCGGCCAACCTCAGAGCCTGCGTATTGCTGGATACCGGTGCGAGCGGCGCGAACCTCGGCGACGGCATAGCCATCGCGCGTCAGGCGCACGCCCGCGACCGGCGCGGTGTCCGTGAACAGCATGGCGATCTCCAGAAGGTCAGGCCTCGCGGAGGCGAGACGTCCAGTTGTCGTCGATCTCTTCGAAGATCTCGGGACCGAAGTGCAGCCTGCCGCGGTACGGCTCGACCTTGGAAAGATCGATGTCGCCGCCGGCGTATGTGATGGTCACGTGCGGCTGGTACTCAGGGAAGTCCCAAGACGCGCCAGCCTCGCGACGGATGCTCTCATGGCGCCACGTCAACTCGGACGAGTTGAACAGCAGTACGATCGCGCCCTTGTCGCCCAGCTTCTCGACCAGACGGGCGCCGCCCGGTTGAACGGTCAGGTTGCCGTTCTTGTCGCTGTTCCAGTTTTCGCCGGCCTTCATCCAGTCGACAGGCTTACGGCTGAAGGCGATCGTGACGTGCAGATCGCCGGCCGGGGTGGTGGTGCCGAAGCCTTGCGCCTTGGCCCAGGCGATGAACTCAGCGGCGTTCAGCAACTTGCGCTGGACGTATAGGGTGCGCGGCGCGGCATCGGCGACCTGGCGGGTTGGGTCGAGCGGAGCGACGGCCGCTGCTTCGTCGTCCCCTTCGTCTTGTTCGCCGAGCTTCCCGTACTGGTCCATAGCGGCTTCCAGACCCGGCAGGTGGCCGTCTTCGACGAGGCGGTTCACCAAGGCGTCCGACAGAGCCTCAATAGGCATCAGGGGTTCTGAGGTGCCCCCGTTCCCGGCGATGACGCGCGCCGCATCGGCCGTGGTCTTGAAGATGTCAGCCTTGTCCTTCTGGCTGATTTGCCAGAGCGGCGCGAAGACGAAGTGCACCTCGGGCGGGCGCGCGCCGAGAGCGGAGCGGATCAACGCCTCGTCGATCCGCTCCAGGCGAGGGCGCAGATAGACCTCTTGCTCGGCGACCAGGCGGTCATAGTAGTTGCGCAGATCGCTCTCGCCGGTGCTGTTCATTCCGGCTGGCGACTGCCCCAGCAGACGGGTGGCGGGGATGTCGGCGGCCCCTGCGGCGATCTGCAGGTAGAGGCTCAGAACCTCGGGCAGTTGCGAGAAGCTGATCTGCTTCTGCTGATATTCTTCCTCGGCGTCCATGAGGAGGCCGTTGGTGATCGACTTCGCCTGGTTGGCCAGCGTCACCCGGTCGACAACCTGCTTGCGATAGGTCTCGTCGCCAACGTTCTCCATGAAGCGCGGGATCTTGAAGACGTCGACCTTGGCCTCTTGCAGAAGCTGGGCAATGCTCGTCGCCGCCAGCCCTGCATTCGCAACGGCTTCCTCCAGAGCCTGCAGGACCGAGTCCCCCCAACCTTGCGACATGGTGAGGTCCGGCAGATCTGCGCCGACGAAGGTGATCACGCGAGAGGGGTGGATCTTCAGGCTGCCGCCGGTCGTCGACGACATGGTGTAGGACTTGGGCTGCCCCCAGCCGGCCGACGCCGCATCGCGGTCCACCTCTCCGGCGGTGATCTCGTAACGGCTGGCTACGTGGATGAAGTCGAGACCGCCAGCCGCGAGCCGTCCGACATTGAGCGGCTGAGTGGGGTCGCCGTTCTTTTCGCCCAGGATGATCGCCGAGCCCCCATAGAGGCGGGCCAGTCGCAGCGCCTTGGCAAGCTTCGGCCATAGCTGGATGCGGGCCTCTTCGGCTTCCAGCTTCTCGATCAGCGTGTCTTCAGCCTGCCAGTTTCGCCCTTCGCGGATCATGTCGAAGGCGGGGATGTCCACCACCTTCCGCGCGATCCAGTCCGACCGATACATGGCCAGTGCCTGCGGCTGGGCCAGCTCGCGGACCGCGAAGGCCGCATGGCTGTTCTTGTCCTTCGCCGTGCCGAGGGCCGAAACGAGATTGATGAGGCGGTCCCCGAACTGATGCAACATCAGACGTTATCCAGCGAGTAGCGTGAGCCGGTCAGCTTCAGCGCCGTCACGGCCCACACCAGAGCATCCATGCGGTTCGGCGAGTCGTCGCCTTGGTATCCGGCCGGGGTGGTCATCAGCATCTCGGCCTCCATCAGCGGGAACTGCTCGCGGTGCCTGATCCGCTTCTGATCGTAGAGGGCCGCCACTGGCTCAGCGCGGACCTGCTTGCCCCTGCTGGCTGTCACCATGACAACGCGGGCGCGGACACCGCCGGCCCGCAGGGTGCTTTCCACCATGTCGCCGCCGAAGTTCTTCTCTGCGACCACGCAGTCAGCGCCCCAGCGATCCACAGCCTTCGCTACAGCGGTCGCCCAGGCCATCGGCGAGGTCGCCGGGCAGGTCGCGTCTTCCAGGACTATGGCGCCGTCGCCGTACTCGGCCGTCACGACAATCCCGACATCATCTCCGCCACCCGAGGGATCCACCCCCACGACGACCCGGCCCCAGCTTCCTTCCGGGGCGTTGCGGCCTTCGCGCCAAGCCTCGTCCAGCCCCTCGCGGTTCCAGATCGCCCCCTGGACCGATGGCATGTAGGCCCCGAGCCAGATCCAGGCCGCCCGAAGCTTGTCCTTCGCGAAGTCCAGTTCCATCAGCTCGCGAAGAGCGTCAGGGAAGAACGGGTTCTGGTCGAAGTTAATCTTGCGGACGATGGCGCCCTTGGGCCTCACCGGCCCACGGAAGAAAACGTCAATCGGGTCCGTATCGAGCCGCGGGTTCCAGATCGCCCAAAGCTCAGAGATTGCGGTGCGGAGGATGGTCGGCAGCAGCACGTCCAGAGACGCCTGCCGAACCTCCTGCGCCTCCTCAAGAATGGTCAGTCCTGCGCCTTCCAGCGACTTGATGCCCTCGGGCTTCCCGCCCTTCCAGAGGCCGATGAACATGATCTTCTGGCCGCCGAGGCCTTGGAAGGTCCCGTTCACCTCGCGGAAGTACGACCCTAGCAGGCCGAAGTGCTCCAGCCGCTTGCGGACCAGCTCCAGCGACGACTCCGTCAGGTTCGCCATGATCTCCCGCAGGAAGACCACGCGCAGCCGGGGCGTTGTCACCGTGTGAAAGATCGCCGCATCAACGACCGACCAGGACTTGGCTGAGCCCCGCCCGCCGTGCGCCGCTCGGAAGCGGTAGGAGCCCAGCGGCTTCGCGGTCAAGAACCGGAAGGCCGGGATGGGCTCGTAGATCATCCCTCGGTCTCGTAGTCCTCAGGGCTCGGCGCGGGCAAAGGATCATCCGACGTGACGTAGGTGACCGACAGGCCGGTGTGCTTGTGCTGGTGGTCGCCCTTATCGATGACGAGGCCGTTCAACTTCGCGGCGTCCATCAGGCTGGCGCGGGCGGCTTGCAGCATCGGAGCCTCCTCGCTCTTTTCGGCCTTCGTGGCGATGGCGAGCAGGCGCTCAGTAATGCTGGCGACGGTGATCTCGGTGCGTTCCGCTGCCCTGTTCTGAATGGCAGAGACCCGCTCACAAATGTTCACATCGGCGGCGAGGCGGGCGGCGGCGCTCCGGCTCGGTTTATAGCCCGCCTCTTCGTAGGCTTCACTCTGGCTTAACCCCTTGGCCAGCGCCTGGGCGAACCGCTCGTGGCGGCTGTTACTTAGAGCGGCCATCCGACTTCACTTCGGTCTTAGGCGCGGTCTGGGCCTCAGCCTTCACCCGCTCCGCTACGCCAGCCGCCTCCAGGCGGTCAGCGGCTTTGGCGTCCTTGGCGTTGAAGGTGGCGCCGGCGGCGGCCGAACCGTCCGACAGGGAAAAGCCGACGAGGGCTTTCATGGGGACCATAGCGTCTCTCCGAATCTATGCCGATAGTAGCGACGTTACCCAACCCCATTTGGAGTTCCGCCGTGAACGACACACTCAACGCTGAAGACCTGGAAACCCTCAGGCAGATCGCTATTCAAGAAGCTCGCCCAGGCGAAGGGAATATTCACTTGGGCTTTTCTGACCAGATGGTGGGCCGGGGATACGCTGTTGAAGATGGCAAGGGCGAATACAGGCTCACCGAGGCTGGCCGTCTAGCCCTCCGACAAAATCGCTGATCCAGCCATTGCCGTAGCGCCGCACATGGTCAGGTGATCCGATATGACGCCCTTCCCGCTAATCCAGCCGCAGTCGTCGAGGCTAGGTCCCCTCGTGCGGCTCCGCGCCACGGTGGCCTTCTCGGCCTAAGGTGTCGTCGTCTTTGGCCGGCCTTGATCGGTGCTGGACCCGGCGAGAATAGGCGCGGTTGAAAGAAGGGTCGCCCCAAGCGCGCTCTGCGGCTGGGGTTCAGATAGCTGTTGCTGCGTGTCCGCTGCGGTCTGGGGCGAGGAGTAACCCGCCGGGTGCGCATCGTGGAGAGGCGGGGCGGGTGTTGTTAGTGGCCGGACAGGCCGGTTACCGGGGCGATTATCCCGACCTTCCAGCGGTGAGGACACAGCCCGTCCGATTGGTGTTGCCCATCGGGCGAATAAGGCGCGGCAGGCCCGAGGGGGGAGCAAGCCTGCCGCGAAGGTGAGCGAAGACACTCAAACCCGGAACGCGCAACTGGCGCATCCTAGTGATTAGGCATACTGCCGACGCATCGGCTCGTCAATCCCTTGTGAGAACAAAAAGCGAAGCCCACAACATACTGCGTCACGCGGCCTGTTTGACCTCCCGGCGCGGCATGGCTTGGCGCACGTCGCGTACGTTGTCGGCCATCAACCTGACCGCAGCCGCCTGAGCCTCGTCCCGGCGCTCGCCGGTGATCACCTCCACCGTCTTGCGCCACTGGCCCTTGTGGGCTGAGCCGTTGATCAGCAGGTGCTCCAGCAGGCGGAAGTCGCGCGGCGGGAGGCGATCGCGGACCCATTGCATCCGGCGGGACGCCTCGACCTGCGCCTGACTGATGTTCTGGCCGGGGGCGCCGGTCTCCGATCCGCGGATATGGTCAGGGCGTCGCTCGGGCGTCGTGTGGCCCAAGGCAACGGACACGTCATGCTCATATGCCCGCACGGCGTCGAAGCTGTCCTGCGCCAGGGCCTGACGCTCCAACAGGTGCTGGAAGACATCGACGCGGCGGGCGCGGACGACGTAAGCTTTCTTCGCCGGTCCCGCTTCCTGCTCCTCGCGCTCCTCCACCACGCGCACCTCAGCCCCTGTGACGGCGAGCCTGTTGGCCTCTCGGCGCGCGGCCGCCTTCTCCAGACGCTGACGCTCAATGTCGGCAAGGATCTCGGCGCGGGTGGCCCGGCCCTTCTTCGGCGGCTTAGCCATGCGATACCTCCCTCTCAACTGCCTTCCACGTTGAAACGGCTTCGCCACAGGTGGCCTCCAGCGGTCCGCGCGCTCTGCATCTGTTGCATACGACCTGCCACTTGGTTCCAGTGCGCCGGTACGTGCCTACTCGTTGCGGGTAGACCTTCGCCTTGTCGTGGCCGCAGAACACACATCCGCAGAGAACGTCAGTCCCGAAATTCCCGTCTGGCTTGCCGGTCATCGTCATTTCGACCTCCCCTCTTCCACGCGGATCATCCGCTTAAGCTCGTTGGTGACTGCCTCGACCGCCTGGGCCGTGGGCTTGCTGGCCATCTGACCAGCCTTCGCTGGCGTCAGGTGGCCCGCCTTGTTCGCCCTGCCCACCAGATCGCAGAGGATCGGGTAGAGTACGCGGGTCAGGTTGTGGTCGAGCGGGGTCATGCTGCCTCGCTTTTCGGGGGCGGCATCGGTCCCCAGCCAAGCTCCCACACGCCGGTGTCGGCATACCGGCGCATCCGCCGGGCCTGCACGGCAGGATCAACCGGGCCGTCTGTTTGCGCTGGGGCGCTGCCGCCGAGGTGGTCCCGCCAATGCTCACCGCTGATGATGCGGTCCACGCCCTTGGCGAACTCGCCCTGGGCCCGGCAGTGGTCCCGAACGCTGGCGACCATGGCCTCGCCGGTCGCCCCAAGCCGGATCGCAGCGAGGACCGCCTTGCCGAGCGCCGGGCGGCCGGATCGGTCGCGGCTGGGCTTGGACGCGGCTTGCCAAACCTGTTCGGTCACGTCGGTTTCGGGCTTGGCGAGGGGGGCCTTACGCGGGCGGGTAGTTTTTCCGGGTGTGGGGGTGGGTTGTTGGGGGGTCTGGGGGGAAGAAGGGAGGGGGAGAGGGGTATCAAGTGACGCGTTATGTGACGCGTTATGTGACGCGTTATGTGACGCGTTATGTGACGCGTTCTTCCACGCCGAAGCCCAGTCGGCGCCGCGCCATTCCTCCAGCGTCCGACCGCTTTTGCCGCTGTTGCAGGGGTTGCAGGCGGCGACAAGATTGGAGTCGTCACTGGAGCCTTCGCAGTGGAGCGGAATGACGTGATCGACGCAGGTAGCGGGGGCTTCACAGTAGCGGCAAGCGTGCCCGTCACGCGCCAGTATTCGCCTTGATGTGCGGGACCATTCGGCCGACGTCATGCCGGACGCGGTGAGGCGGTCACGGTAGCGACGCTGCCTCTCTGCGCCGGATGATGGGGCGGCTCGCTTCACGCCAGCGTTGGCCTCGGCAACGCGCAGGATTTGCTCAGCGGTCAGGCCGCACTCGACCAGTTCTCGCAGGGCGTCCGTGGTGAGGCTCATCCTCTCATCCCCCTATACTCGTCGTCGTAGCGCTCCTCGGTGTCCCGCACGGCGTTGCAGGCCACGTCGATGAAGGCCTCCAGGTTGCAGGACGGCCCCGAGCGGTTTTTCTGAATGAGCAGCTCCAGCTTGTTCTCCACGAAGGCGGCGCTGTCGCGGTCGCCCTGGTCGCTGGAGCGCTCCAGGTAGTAGGCCTCGCGGTAGAGCAGGCAGATCATGTCCGCGATTTGCTCGATGGCGCCGGACCAGTTCAGATCGGCCGCCGTGGGGCGCTTGTCCTGTCGCCCTTCCGGCCCGCGATTGACCTGCGACAGGCAGATGATCGGGCATTGCAGGGCCTTGGCGAGCGCCTTCAGTTCGTTGACCGTATCCGCCGTGTCGGCCGCCTTGTTGCCGGTGTTCTTGACCGGGCGGACGAGGCCGATGTGGTCGATCAGCACCGCGCCGCGCTGGACGCCTGAGCGATCCCAGGCGCGCATCTGCCGGATGGCCTGGACGCGAATGTCATCAATGGTCAGGCCGCCCGCGTCACAGATGACCATGGGCAGGCTCGCGAGCTTCCGCGCGCCGTCCTGCGCCAACATTTTCTGATCGGCGACCGACCGGCCTTGCAGCATGTCGGAATAGCGGACGTTGGGGTTGGGGCAGTCGTGGAAGGCGCGGCGCCGCTCGAAGGCCAGATCAGCGACGAGACGGGCTTGAACCTCCCGGCGCGGCATCTCAAGCGAGAAGACCATGGTCCCCCTGCCCTGTTGCGAGATGGCGCGCACCAGGTTCAGGCCGAACACGGACTTGCCCATCGACGTGCGGGCGCCGATGACCCACACGTCCTCCTGGCGGATACCGGCCGTCACCCGGTCAAGACACTCCAGACCGACGGGAACGCCCTTGTTCTCTCCACGCCAGGCGGCCTCAAGCATCTCCATGGCGTCAAGGCCCGCAGGCACGGCCAAAGAGGCCGATCCCGACTGACGGGCCACGTCCGACGCGCCGCGCTCCAGCTCGGCAAGCAAAAGGTCGCCCGAGCCTTCCAGGACGATTTCAGCCCGCGCGGCAATGTCCTTCGCCAAGGTCTGAACAGCCCGGCGGGTGGCGCGGTCGGCAATCGCTTCGATGTGGGCAGGCAGCGCCCATAGAGAAGACTTCTCGACCAGTTCGAAGAAGTAGCCGGGGCCATAGGACGCGGCCGCAGGGTGGCGGGCCAGGCGCTCGGCAACAACGGCGGCGTCAGCAGGGGCGCCGGACCGGCGGGCTTCGGCGATCAAGTCCCAGGCGGCCACATGGAACGGCTCGAAGAACATATCAGGCCGCAGGCGCTCTAAGGCCGCGTCACAGGACTCGGGGTCATACAGAGCGCAGCCGATGACGGCCTGTTCGCTCTCCAAAGCATGGATGCTCACGCCAGCGCCTCCAACTCGTCGGCCAGGGCGCGCAGGCTTGGCGCGGTCTCCAGCGGCTGAAGCCATCCAGCGTAAAGGGCGGCTTGACGCGTGAAGAGGCGCGCCACGCGGATGCTGTCTTTGCGATCGACGGCCATGCTGGCGATTTCGCCGGTCACGACGTCAGCCACGCGGGCGACCTGTTCGCTGAAGCACGGGTTCGGGGCTTTCCGAAAGGCGACGACAACACCGCTCATGCCGCGACCGCCCTACTCGTCAGCCCGTCCATCAGCTTGACGCCGAGCATGGCGACGACCTCGGCCAGGGCGCGATCCTCGGCGATCCGCTCACCCATCTTCTTGACGGCATACACAGCCGTCGTGTGGTCCCGGCCCCCATGGTGGCGACCGATGGCAGGGAAGGACTGACCGGTCATGTTCCGGCACATCCACATCGAGACCTGACGCGGCAGGGCCAACGGTGCGCGCTTGCTGCCGCAGTCGATGTCGTCGACGCTGAGGCCGTAGTGCGCGGCCACAGCCCGCTTGATGTCCTCCATGCTCGGGGCGGGGGCAGCCGCTACTGGCGCAGGCACGGCCGCAGGCTTGGGCCTGGGTGTGGGGGTGGGCGTGGGCGCAGGTTTAGGCTTCCGACCCCGCTTGGCACGGACAGCCTTCGGCTTGACGGGCTTTGCAATCACAGGCTTAGGCGGATCCACCAGACGGAACGGCGCCCTCGGTTGCGGCGGCCTGCACAGGTCACGCAGAACGTGGACCGGGATGCGGGTGGCCTGGCTGACGCTCTGATAGCTTCCGGTGCGCTGAAGCATGTTTTCGGCGTAGGCCAGACTGGCCCGGTCGCAGTCTCCGCGTGGCGACGTGGCGAAGGCTCCCGCACCTGTAAAGGAAAGGCTCATTCCGGTGATCTCGCTCTCAGTTGGACGCCCCAGCCGCGAAGGGTCTCCGCGACCTCTTCAATCGAGCGGCAGACGGCGTAGGGGATGCCGAGGCGGTCGCAGGTTGATTGGAACTCGGCCTGATGCGGCGACAGGCGCCCGGCCTTGGTTTTCAGTTCGATGAATGCCGAGCGGGTGTCAGGCAGCGTGATGGCGAGGTCCGCGACCCCAGCCCTCACGCCCATGGCTTTCAGCTTGGCGGCCTCGCGCACGTTGCGGAAACCGCCATTTGCTGGATGGAATACCAGCAGTTGAGGGGCGGCGATCCCGATGAACCGGACAACCGCCTTTTGCAGGTCGTCCTCTTTCATGCCCGCGCCTCGTCATAGGCCCGCTCTGCACGGATCAGGCGCTTGTTGGCTTCGCGAAGGACTGCGGCCGACATGCCCATGCGGCGGGAGTCCTGGCGGTCGGTGGCGATGCGGTGTTCGCGGTAGGCCTCGGCGAAGTTCTGCCGAGCGTCCTCAAGATTGGAGAGGGCGCGGGCGACAGGGTCGGGGCGGAAGAAGTGGGAGAGGATGTGGATGCGCATCAGACGACCCTCCCGTCACGAACGCGAACGTCCGATCCGACCTTCACGGGATGGTCAGAGACAGCTTGGCCGGGGCCAGCCTTGGACTTGAAGAGAACGAGGTATTTGTCGTCACGGCGAAGGGTGCAGGCGGTGACGTTGACGGTGCGGGTCATGCGCGCACCCCCGCCTTCTGGCGCTTATCCAGCCTGTCGGTGTTGACGACCGAGGTCTTGAGCCATGCGCTCAGGTCGCGGCGCTGGACCTTGCGGAAGCGATCCGCTTGGAGCCAGTTGGCGTTGCCTTGGACCTTGATCCAGGCAATCTCGCCCAACTCAGGCATAGAGTCGCTCGTTCCGAACGTTACGGCGGTAACCACCAGCGGGGCCTGGCCGAACGGGACGGGATAACGGTCGTATCGGGTCCAGAACTTCCAGAAGGGAGCCCTGACGCGCTCCAACCTAGCGATGCACACCACCTCATCCCCTGGCTTGAAGTCGCACATCACGCAGCCCCCACGGCTTTGATGACGTCAGCCGCCTGGGACTGGACCTCCAGCGCCTTGCCGACGATCTGGCTGCGCTCCAGCGGGGTCACGACGCCATCGGCCTCGGCTTGACGCACAACCTTCTGAAGGTCCGCCGCCGCCTCGGTCGTTTCGCTGGCCTGGGTCGTGGCGCAGGCGGGCGCCCCGCCGTTCTCCATCGTCATGCGGATCAGGTCGATCAGCGTCTGCTTCTCGGCGTCGTTCGCGCAGTCGAGGAAGCGGTGCAGGGGCAACGTCGTGTCGGGGTGGTTCTCGCTTTCGTAGAGGCTCCACGCCCCCTTGTTCGACAGGCCAGCGGCGAGCGCCGCCATTTCCGTCGAGCCGATGCGCTTGCGGATGCGCTTCGTCAGCGCCTTGAGGACGGGAACGCTCATCGCTTGTTCTCACAACGTTCGTGGTGGATTGTTTCGGTGACGCTTGCCTCGCCCTGGGCGACAAAGGCCCCATGGACAGACAGGCAGAGGCCGCGACGGGCGGCGTGGTGGTGTGGGTCGATTTCGTGAGCCGGGTCGCCAGCTACGCGCCGCTCGAACGCGAGAGCCGCATGGACTGGATGGCCCTCGCCCATGACGCCGAGGCGCGCGCACAGACCGCCCGAACGAAGCGCCAGCGTGACCTGCTGATCCGCTGCGCTCTGCAGTATCGGGCTAAGGCCCGGAGTGTCTGACGCTCCCCGGCTCATGGCGTCAGGCTCGCTTCCGGGAGGGCTTGGCGCCGTGCCGCTCTATGGTGAGCAGGTCGTCAAGCTTCACATCGGGGAAGGCTTTCAGGATCTCGGGCCACGCGCTGCGCGGGAGCCGGTTGCGGTGACGCCACAGGCCGATGGCCCCCGGTTGATACCCAGTGGCTTGGGCTACGGCAGCGTTGCCGCCTTTGGCGTCGATGAAGCTGGAAGCGTCTTTGAGCATGAGGAAAATCTTACACGACGTAAGATTGAGGCGCAAGCTCCAACCTCACGCCGCGTAACATTCCCTGCGGTAATATCCCGGCTTATGGACACGAGCTGGACCGGGTTAGAGCATTCATACGAGCGCCTTCGGTGGGCGCGGATGCAGGCTGGCTTTGCGTCGATGCGAGACGCAGCCGAGGCGCTGGGCGAGCGCGAGGGGACTTACCGCCAATATGAGGCGGAGCCGGGAAGCACCTCGCGATCCGCAGATCTGAAACACCAACTGGCGATCAAGGCCGGCCGGAAGTTCCGCGTGAGCTGGACTTGGCTCTTAACTGGCGAGGGGACGCCCTTCGACAAGCCGAGCAACGCCCATCAACAGCGCGCGATCCAGGCGATGGCCACGGTGCCGGAAGACAAGCAAGCGGCGCTGGCAGAGGCTATCGAGGCGCTGGTAAGATCCGCAGCCTGATTAAATAGTCACAGCCGAATGTAGGCTGGGCCTTGGGGGGCTTGCATGAGCGAAGATGACCGCGACCGGGAGATCAGGGAACTGCGCGCCAGGCTAGACGCGATCCAGTCTAGCCCGAGCCCCTCGACCGCAACTGCGACGACGCCCAGCCGCAAAAAATCCAGTGGCGTCGGCTGCGCCGTTGCGGTTCTGGCGATCCTTGGAGCCGTCGCCTACTGCGGCAGGCAGGACGACACGTCTCCAGGCAACTACTCCGGCGCCATCGACACCGCGCCTCGCTGGACGCCGCCCGACGGCTACGAGCGGCATGAGGCTTCGCGCGGCGGCGGCATCGGCGTCCAGTGGGAGAAGCCAACGCGCGCGGAATGTCGCGGGAGCGGCGTGACCTGCTTCGCGGTCAATGTGGTCACAGAGCGATCTTGCCCCCGAAACCTCTATGCTTCGATCACGCTGTTCGACGCCACCGGGAACAACATCGGTTGGACCAATGACACCGCTCGGGGCGTGCAGGCGGGCGAAAAGGTGCGGCTGGTTTTTGACACCTACGAGCGCGGCGTCGATTCAGCCCGGATCGCAGAGATCAGTTGCTACTAGCGGAATGTCAGGCGCCACCTGCTGCTGACGGCGAACTGATCCTATCGAATGTGGAGGGGTGGATTTGCTAATCACTGCGACCGAAGCCGTCGCACCTGCATTGTCTAATCCTTCGCAGGTCAATTTTGATGCCCTGGCGTTGTCTTTGGCCGCCCAAAACAACGCAATCGCGTGGGGTGCCACAGTCTTAGCTGCCATTGCTCTTTTGGTCGGCTTCATCGGCTCGATTGTGGTAGTATCAAAGGCGAAGCAAGAGGCACACAAGGCCGCCTTGGACCACCTTGACGAAATAGGCCCTGCGCTTATGCGGAAGTGGTTGGAAAGCAATCTGCCGCGCTACCTGCGCGACCTGAAGGAGATGAAGAGCGACGACATCGACGGAGACCGAAAGCCGGACTTCGATGCGACGACCATAGGAGATTATGCCGATGAAGCCCCGCAAGGACAGCCTGACGATCATCAAGGATCACTGGGACCAGATGCCGGTTCCGGTGGAGAAGATCGCCGCTGAGATCGGCTTGGGTCCGGTCTACGAAGCCATGCCCGAAGGTATTTCCGGTGCCATCCGTCGCAAGCCGGACGGTGATTACGAGATCGTCGTCAACAGCCTTCAGGGCGTGCAGCGCCAGCGCTTCACAATCGCCCACGAGATCGGCCACTACATCTATCATCGCGACTTACTGGGGCGGGGCACCGGCGACACGTTGGCCTTCCGCGCCGAAGGCACCCGATATCCCAATCCGCATATCGGGCCGAGGGAAGAGCGCGAAGCCAATGCCGTCGCTGCGAACATGCTTATGCCGACGCATCACATCAAAGCCCTGAAGGCTGAGGGCGTCACCGACCCGTCAGCCATGGCGAAGCGGCTGGGTGTCTCCACGCCCGCCATGAGGATAAAGCTCGGGCTTCCGCCCTATCCAGACCTCTTCGGCTAACCCGACCCCGCCCCACCAGGCGGGGTTTTTGTTAGGCATCGAGCTGGGGCGTGTCGCCGTGGGCGGCTAGAACGACCGGCTCTTCCCAATAGTCCACCTTGGGCGAGCCGCTGACCCGGTAGACCAGAACGCCGGGCATCCGTCCGCTGAGCGCGCGGCCTGCTGACAGGGCCTGATCGGGACAACCAAACTGGCGCAGTTGGCCCTTCTCCATGCGCCCCTTGTTCCTCCAGAACGTCTCAACGCAATACACCGTCACCGACGACACGATAGGACTCCATTCCTATTTCTTAACGACGGAACACTGATTCCCTAGAGCGGTCGGAGAGTCCATCGGGGCCGTCTGGTTGGGCGACCGATCCTGACGTGACCCGCTTCATTCTTACGCCATGTAAGATTTCTCTTGCGCTCGAATATTACGTGTTGTAAGACTTCCCTCATCAACGAGGGAGGCCGCCGTGGCCAACGCCATCAACCAGAAAGAAGCCGAGCGCATCGCCTACGTCTCCGCCGAGCGCGCTGAGCGCCTGGCCGAGTGCGAAGAGCGCGCCGCCCGCGAGAAGACCCGCGCCTATGCCGCCGAGTGGTCCGAGCCCGGCCCCGATCCGCTGTCGCCTGACAAGCGCGCGGCCCTGAACGGCGCCCTCGCTCAGATCGAACGGGCTTTCGGCAAGCGAGCTGTCGTCCCTGCCTCTCGGATGGAGGCGGCTTGATGGACCTCTGCATCACCCCCGGCGCCGACAAGCTCTTCCGGCTGGCCCTCGTCGGCCCCGGCGACCGCTTCGAAGCCCTCTCCGAACACGACACCCCCGAGGCCGCCATCGCCGCCCAGCTCCGCGCTCAGGCCGCTGCTGACGACGCCCTCGCCCAACTGAACAAGCTGCTGAAGGAAGCCGCCTGATGGACCTCAACGCCTTCTATCGTGATGACCGCCCTGGCGAGT